GTGCTCGCCCGCATTCATTCTTTCGTTCTCGTCGGCATCGACGCCATCGCGTGTGAAGTCGAAGCAGATGTTTCACAGCGCGGCCTCGGCAAAGTTACGCTCGTCGGGCTGCCGCAGGCGGCGGTGAAGGAATCGGTTGAACGGGTTCGCCGGGCGATCATCAATTCGGGGTTTTCGTTTCCGGGGCATGCGGTGCTGATCAATCTCGCGCCGGCGGATGTGAAAAAAGAGGGGCCGAGTCTGGATTTGCCGATCGCGCTGGGGCTGCTTCGGGCGACGAATTTTATCAATACCGATCGGCATAAGGATTTTCTGATCGCGGGGGAACTGGCGCTGGATGGGCGGTTGCGGAAAATCAAAGGGGCGTTGTCGCTGGCGTTGCTTGCAAGATCGCTGGGCAAAACCGGCGTGATTCTGCCGGAGGAAAACAAGCGCGAAGCGGCGGTGGTGGAGGGGATCGAAGTGTATGCGGTTTCGTCCCTCAGCCAGGCGGTGGCGTTCTTGAATGAGATGCTGCCGATCGCTCCGTATGAATTGGACGGCGAGCCATACGCGGTGTCGGCCATTTCATCGCCGCTGGATTTCGCCGATGTGCGCGGGCAGGAAGCGGTCAAGCGCGCAATCACCATCGCGGCGGCGGGATCACACAATATTCTCATGTTGTGAACAAAATTTTCATCGGTGCGAATTTGATTGATTTGCCCGTGATTTCCCGGCAAAAACTCACGACCTCACGGCACCGGTTGCAGGTGCAACTTCCATAAAATCCAACTGGCGACGACGACCCCGGCAATTTTGATTGCAAAATCCAGAATCGTTTTCCAACGATCCTGCCCCCGTTCATCATCGCCTTCGACGGCCCTGAGCCGGTCACCCAAAACGGCAAGGGTGCCGGAAAGCCTTTCCAGCTTGTCACCGATCTTTTTGAATTCGGCCTGCTCGCTTTCGATGAGGCAAATACGTTGGGAAATTTCATTGACCTTTTCTGAGGTCCGGCCCTGCTCGGTTTGCACTTGCCCAACCGAATAACTTACCCCGTGCAATCTTTCATCCAACCGGCCCAACGTGGCATTGACCATGCCCAACGAATCTTGCAACGTGTAAAGATTCAAACGGGGTTGTTCGATTCGCTCATCACCCATGCCTGTATGTATCAACGAATCGAACCCCTTTTGCCTCCACACCCGCACCCCTTGCGGGCCTTCTCAGGCACTTTGACCGGTGCCTTTGTGTCAACATTCAAATGAGCAAACACGGCCCCCCAAACGGCCTCGGGGTTGGTCCATGCACTTTCGGGCAATTCAATCATCGTGCCTTTGTTGGCCCCCTTAATCAATTCTTTGTAGCTCCACCAATGATAATGGTTCGGTGGTGAGAACATGATTGTTGGCGTGTCCATCATTGCGGCCAAATGCGAAACACCCGTATCACCGCCCAAATAAATTCGGCACTTGCCGAGCAAATCCACAGTGCCTGCGGTCGACCCGTCCGGGTGATCCCATGCTCTTGCATCTGCTTCCACGTCAACCGATGTTTCGGGCCGTCCAACCAACCCAACTGTTAAACCGGCAGCACGCAAGCTCTGCACGACCTCAGTCCAGTGTGTCCAATTTTTTTCTTTCCCGTGTTCCCGATATCGAGGGCATACGGCAACGTCGATGTTGGGCAACACCGATTTCACTGAGGGCATGAATTTCGTTTCAAGGTGACCCCATGCCCAGGGGTTTGGGTAGTCGCCTTTTAGAATGGCATGATGAGGAAATCTATCGGCAAGAATTGCACGGGTTCTAATGTCATCACCGCTACCATCTTCGCACCGGTGACTATCCGGTATTCCCTCAGGCCAATCATAAAAGAACTCAGTTGCATGGGGGTACAAACATTCTTCACCACGGCGGCAACACACAACAATGTTTTGGGCATTTAGTTCATGCACCCAACGAACGTGCCGACAAATCATCCAACCGAATTCACCATAGTACGGCATCACAACGGCGTTGGTTAAATTCCGAACGGGGTGATAAATCGCAGGTTCCTCAGGGTCAACCGGACGTGAATCGGAACGGTAAGTCATTGACCCGCCGCCCGGCAACACCGCAATTGGAAAACCGGCCCAATGAATCATCGTGCCGAGGCGAAGCTCGCAATAGGCCCCGCACATAGGCAACTTGCTAACCTCAACCAATGCCCGACGTGAGAGCATTAACCCCGACATTGGCGAAACGGCAACCGCATGAGGAACCCAATCATTGGGCAGGTTGTTCAACTCATGCCAATACACCCAATCATCACGACCCCTCAACACCGTATCGGCGGCGGCAGCATCGGCATTCCACACCGACCGATAGAACGAACGAACCCCAACCGAGGCATAGGTGTCATATTCAAGAACGATATATCGTTGCGCTTCAACACGGGCCGGTGAGTTGAACCATTCCAGAATGACCAAATCCAAATTGGCCCAATTGGAACCACTTGCAACCCGCCGGACCTCAACCGCATTAGGCAAGGGGTTAGCCCGATATGAGGCACACGCAGGGCCTCCGTCGTCGCACCATAGGGGAATGATTGGCACGTCGGGATTGTGCCGTTGAATTGATTCCAAATTCTGGCAGGTGACCTCATCATTTTTATGGTGCGTAAACAGAATGACACAATCCAACATTAGACCCCCAACGCCATTTTAATTTCAACAGGCAACCGTTCCATTGCCTCATCTATAGAGGCGGCACACACTGAAAAAACCGGGTCCAATGTGTGCGGTTGCAAGGCCATTGCGAGAGCATGAGGGTGAACGATTGCAACCACCGAACCGGCGGCAAGTGCATCGACCTGGGACTTCTCGATTTGCCCCCTTAGTTTTCCGATATGCAAATCATCGGGCCTTAGAACGGTCAATAGTTTTTGCCTTGCCATTTCCTCAACAACGTCGTCGGGTGCGTGCAAAATTAAGATTGGCCTTCTATCACCGCCCATGATCCAATGTTCTGACCCCTTATCTTTGCCCTCGATATCCGACCAACTCGCCCGTTGTCCGGCAATTTGAATGCGAGGCCCATACACTTTATGTGCCTTGCATATGGCACTAATCAAATGATCGGCATGGCCTGAGGTCGAAACAAAATGCCGGTAGAGGGTCTTACAGAAATCGAGTGTTGCAATGTAGAAGTGTGTGCGGTTCATTCCCGGCAACTTTAGAACCCTATCGTTCATCTTTTCCGGCACCCCATCCCAAGGTTGGTAACCGGGCAACAATAGTTCCCAATCATCGGGAACCGATGATAGGAACCGTTTCATTTCACCGACAAAGTCACGACCCCGAAGAACCTCAAAATCATCCTCCAACATGATGATGCCGGGTTGGTTGTTTTCAATTGCGGCACCGAGGCATTCTTCGTGTGACCTCTTGCACCCATAGGCCCCGGACATACCGCCGCCCAAATGCTCAGGGAGCGGCAAGGCCCAACCGTTGATTGCCTGAAATGTTGTAGGCCATTGAAATAGTTCGGACCAACTGCAGGCCCTCAATTGTGCGTGAGTATCGGCCAACCGGTCGGTTCTACTCTTTAGGTTGATGAGAAACACGGGCCATGTTTTGAGGTCCGCAATTGCCCGGTCATTCATTGGCCTCCGTTATTCCCGGCACGAATCGGGGCCGTGCAACCTCAACCGGCGGGCCTTGCCATTCCAGTTTCTTACCGCTTCCCGATGAGCCTGAGGAATGCGACGAACCTGAAGGGCAGGCACAATCACTTGGCGTGTCGGTGCGTGCTGGCGGCAACGGCGGTTGAGTTGTTGACGGCCCCTGCGTGTACCAATAGGCACAGGTCAAAGAACCATCATTACCCGTAGACGTGCCAAACAGGCCCCATGATCCGACCGGCATCGTTTGACCGTTGCCGTTGATTGGAACCGTTGAACCAGCGGCCCCGAGGTTTTCCAACGACAACCACGCACCGGCGGCACAACTGTATTCTTGCAAGGTCACCCAATATTGCGGTGTCGTCGATGAACCCGAGGAACCCGACGACGTTGAGCCGGACGATACAGAACCGGACAACGACGAACCCGAACCACTTGCACTGCCAGTTGAACCCGATGAGCCTGAGGAACCCGACGATTGAGACGATTGAGACGATCCACCGCCGCCACCGGTTGACGACGAACCGCAGCAACATGGAATAGATGATTGTGAGGATGAACCATCGGAAAAACTTACGGTGAGGGTGCATCCCGAAATTGAAACATTGGTAACATAGGTGCCGGTGCCGCCACCACCTGAGCCGGAACCCGACGACGTAGACGTAGACGACGTTGATGAACCTGAGGAGGCACCACTTGAACCCGACGACGGGCAATTGTTGGGTGTATACGTTAGCCCCGCTGATGGTGCCGCCGGGAATGCCCCGCAGGGTACCGTTTGCTCAGGCCCGTTGCATGTTGCACCGGAAATATAGTAATAGGCATTCTGCCCCGTGCCGGTCCAAACGCCAGTTTGAACGCTACCGGTTGGCATACAGTTGACACCGTCACGAATCACCGGCCCCCAGGTCTTAGTCTGACAGTTGTAGGTTGCCGAAAAAGCGAAATAACAAGTGAATGCCCCGCCTGAGGAACCGGAACCCGATGAACTAGACGAACCGCAATTAGGTGTCGTGGTTGGTAATGTCGTTGGTTCCGCCGGGAAGTTGCCGCAACCGTGCGTCTGCTCAGGGCCGGGGCAGGGGTTGCCTTGAATGTACCAATATGCTGAGGTGCTATTGGGGTTAGCTTGAACCCAGGTGTTGAATTGCAATGCCCCGATTGGCATACAATTCACGCCAGATTTTTGAGGCGGTCCCCATACTTTTGTTATGCAATTATAAATCGACACATAGGCAAACACGCAGGCATAGTTGCCCGATGAACTAGACAACGACGACGTGCCTGAGCCGGGGCAACAGGTGCCTGCCCCAGGTGCCGTTGAAGAGGTCGCATTTTCATAGGCAAAGGAATAAACGGGCGTGCGGTCATTCCCCGGTGTGACCTCGGGGAAATCCATCCTCATCCACACAATCGGTGACCCCTGAACCGGCAATACAAATAATGACGACGATATTGATTGTGAATCCCCTTGAATTCCCGAGGCCGTGTTGCTGGCCTCAACCGCATTTAATGCGTAGGTCGTCGCACCGTTGCAACAATCACCCGTGCGGCCATTCTCTTTATTCACCCACTCATCATTAGAATCACGCACGACCTCAACCCAACCATATTTCCAACGGTTCGGGGCAAAGGTGCAATAGCATTCAAGCCGTGACCAAAACCCCCGTTCGTTATAGGATCGTTTCAACGAACGATTGCCGATGTTGTTCACCGGTTGGTTGTTCACGGACTCCACGGCGGCAACGATTTTTTTCGCTGCCCCCAATGTGAATGATGCGGTTTGTGCCATTAGCTCAGGCCCCCAAAGAATGCCGTGAAGTCTGCCTCCTGCTCAATATTGAAAGTGAGGAACACCGGTTGTGCGCCGGGTGCCAACTCATCCCCGTCGCCGTCCAACAATGCCGGTGCCGAAAGCAGGTCACCGTTCTTATCCTTAATCTGAACCAATTCATCGTTGTCGTCGGTCGTGTAATAACCGGCGTCCAACACATTTTCCGTGAACCCATCGGTTCTAACAAGAAGGTTGATTGTCACCGTGTAAGTTGCGGTGCCATCATTCAACGGGATTGAACCACTTTGTTCAGCATCCACACATTTAACGGTGCGTGTGTCAAATGATCGTGAGATACCCGGCAAGTTAAGAGTGACGGAACCGGAATTAACCTTGCCCCTCACACCATTGAATGATGCCGATTGTTCCAATGTCGTTTGATAAGAGATTGAAATCGTTTCATCGACATAGGTCACCGTCAAAGCGGGGTCAAAGGGTTGATTTGCTGAGTTGACGATTGCATTGTTGTCGTTGTCAAAGACGGCATTTTGTTGGTAATCCTGCCCTGCGAACGTAACATTTACGTTCCATTTGGTGTTAGATTGTGAGGGCGTATATTGCCAAAGGCCCTGTATCTGCACCGCATATGTGTATGGTCCAATGCGTGTTGGTTGTGATGAGTTGACTAGAAACAACGTGCCGTCATATTCCAGATACGAACCTAGAGCCGGAACGGTGTTGGTGCCGTCACTGGCGGTCATTGCCGATACAGGGTCACCCCGCCAAGTTTGATCGGTGGTTGCACTCCATGTTTGCGTGACCGTGACCGTAACAGAACCATCAGTGCCAACCTTGCCGGTCACCTGATCTTCTCTAGTGCGGTCTAATGCTACTGTTGCCCATGATCCCACATTCCCCCAATCTTAAAAGTTTATAATCGTGTTCTGGTCCTGCTGGTCATCCTGTCCAAAGTTATAGAGTTGTTGCAGGTAATATTGAATTTGCTGTTGAATGGCTAAATTTTGTTTTGCCAGTGCAACCTGTTGTGCGGCGGGGTCTGCGTGTTTCGGTTCCTGAGGTAACCGGAAATCAAACCGCCGGACCTCGGCCCCCGCATGTTTATTTTCATCTTTGTTGGCCTTGCCTAATTCTTTGCCCTGCTTGTCTATTGCCTCACTGGCCTGTTGAGCCGTCAAAAGACCCTCGGTATATAGAGCGTTGATTTTGTCCGTTTCATCTTTGAATTTCTCCAAAGGTGACATTGACGATTCAATCAATCGCTTGGCATCCTCACTATCTTTTTTGAATTGTTCGGCGGCATCACTCTGCTTTTGCAAGGCATCGGCCTGCTTTAATTGGGCATCGTTGGCCCCGTCCCTTTTGAGGTCGTCTAATTTCTTTTTTGCTTCGGTCATTCCGACCTGTGCGGCCTCACGTTGTAGAGAGGTCATTTCCTCAACTACTTTTTTCTGTTGTTCGATGGTTTTTAGGGCGGCGTCCTCGGCCTGCTGGCGTTGGTTGAGTTGGGCAAACATATCCCTTTGCCCGGCATCGTCGGTGTGAAGTTTGGCCCATTGTTCGGCAACCTTTTCGTCGGCACCCTGTTGCAATGCGTCAATCTTTGCCGCCGTCTCATCCAACTGTTTAGACCATTCTTTCAGGCCCTCGGTGTTCTTTTTGTAGGTTTCTTCGGCCTTGGTCTTTGCAAGGAGGTCCAATGCTTTTTGGACCTCACCGGCACCGCCGCCTAGTTTGTAAATCTCATCTCTGACTTTCCCCACGGAGTCGGGTTTCAAGTCGTCCAACTTTTTTTGCAGATCGTCAAGGTATTCGATTACGGGGGAACGTTCGGCCGCACGTTGTTCACCGACGATAGCAATAGATGCGGCTTTGGCGGCGTCGGTGATTTTCTGTTGTTGATCCTTTGCCGCATTGGTGAGGCTTAACATCGTGCCTACCAATTGGGTTATGTTGGTGTTGAGGGTCTTCCATTCAGCGGAACCGGCTGAAGCGTGCAAAAGTTCCTGCCTCATCTGATTCAACACCGGCTGCAACTTGTCACGTTCGGCCTTAACCGAATCGTCGATGCCCTTCATTTGCTCATCAAATTGATGTTTAAGGTCATCCTGCTTTTGAGCGAATGAGAAATCGACCTCGTATTTCTTGCGAGCCTCAGGGGGCAGCATAGATTCGACAACCTTAGCGTTGGCCTCGGCGGCAATTTTCCCCCATTCACGAACGGCGTTGGTCGCATCATGCACGAGCTTGACACGGGTCTCCATGATTGCGTTGCCCAATTCTGCGGTCTTATTGATATCGTCGATTTGGGATTTCTCATGCGTGAACATTTCACGAATGTTTTGCCCGGCCTCAACGAATGAACCGAGGATCGGAATTGATTTACCGATGCCAACGGCAAGGCCGGTGCCGTCGATTTGTCCCTTACGGAATTGGTCGGTTAATTCTGCGGCCTTGCCCGTGGCATTTTTGAGTCCCTCACCGAGGAGCGTAATACCGGCAACGGCATAACCGCCCCTGAGAGTCTTTCCCAACTCATCTAATGTTGAACCACGGCCTGCACCGGATTTGAGGGAATCGAGAACACCCCTGAGACCACCGACCTCGGTTTTAGTTTGCTGTACCTTTTTACGGAACTTTTCGAGGTCACTTTCGGCCTGATTCGTGCCTTTGGTGAAGGCATCGCTTTGGGCCTCTAGGGTCGTGACTATTTTGCCAAGTGATGCCATTATTTGCCCCCGTTTCTCTTGTTCTTATGGTTGGCATTGACAATGGCCTTCAACCGGGTTTGGATTTGTTTCAACTCATATTGGAATTCTTTCAACTCAGCTTGAACATTGCGTGACAATTGACAAAAAACGTTGTCGTCGGCACGAAATGAATGGATTTGATCGAACGTTACTTTCACATGCCCCCCAATGCTTCCAGTGCCGACAACGACGCCAATGCCGAATCACTCAGGCCCTCACGTTCGGTTGCGTCTTCCAATGTCTTTTCCCGCCGCAACGACTTGGGCCAATCAATGCGGTAATCATTTGCGTCATTGCCTTTTGCCCGTTCGGCAAGCAGGGCTACGGTTGCAAGTGCGACCTCCAACCGCAACGTGGTATCTAGTGGGGATATGCGATCAAATGAACGCCATTCGGCAAAATCGGCGGCATCCATGCGGGCATTTAATTCATCGAACGTGAGGCAACCACTACGAAGGCATAGTTGATGTGCCAATATCTCATCGGGGTTGGCTAGTTTTTTTTTGCGTTTTCTTCCGTGCTGCCTTTGTCCATCTTATTGATTCGCAGGGCATGGTCGAAAAGACACGACAACACCGGTAACGGCAATTCCGAAATTCCGTCCCAATCCTCATCGGTGAAAAGTCTTTTGCCGTTCTCATCGCAAATCGTCTTTGCCAGCAATTGGGCATAGATCATTTTCGGATCGGCATCGGTGCGTTGGTCTTCCCACTTAAAGAGGTCCGACATTCCCATAACCCGAATGCCGACGTTCCCAAAATCGGGAACGTCTACAACCTCCATCTTCACCCGGCGGTTTAAGATGTCGTCTTTACTCAACATCATTATTCCTTATGTTCCGGGTTCACAACGACCTCGGCCTTATCGTCATGCTTCAATGCGTCACCGCTGGCGTTGGTAATTGAGGAAATCATAAAGGTTGCCTCTGTCACCATCTTATCTTTCAACGGGAAACTATCACCAAAAGAGGTCAGAATGCCCCCGTATGTTCTCACGTTGCTATCGGGTGAAGTCACTGTCATTTGGCATTGTGTGTTAAGCAGACCATAGATTGCCGCAGCCTGAGCGGCGGAATAGGTGATAGAGATTTCCAATTCACCGCCCTTACCCCAACCCGGAATCAATTCGGGAATGTTCGTAGGACTATCATATCGTTCAATTTCAACTGGCGTGTAAGTGGTCTTAGGCATTTTGATATCTAAGACCTCGGCCAATGATGTAAAGGTGCCTGCCGTGGTCGTTGCGTTGTAACCAACGCTAGTACCCTTACCAATTCGTGCAACTGTAGCTGCCATTAAAACCCCCAATAGGTGACAACCTATCTAGGGGTTCACATTGCATTTTCATTGGTTGAAGATCATTGTGAACGTCGCACGTTTAATGAATTCGTTAAATGCCTCACTTTCAGTTTCCTGGGCATCGTCATCACTCACACCATCTTCATCGAGGAAACACCCTTGCACCGTCACACCGCCCCATGTTCCGGCCTGAGAATCTAAAGCACTCACCACGGCCCAAATGAGGGCATCGGGGTCGTTGTAATTAAGACCAATTGCGGCAATTTCTACCTTGCAGGTCGTGTATCCATCGGTGCCGGAATAGGTTTGCAACGTCGATACGTCTGAAATGCGATACACCAACATTGGATAAGTGAGGTCGGCAATACGGGCAAGTGAGGGATAAATACGATTACTCACCAATGCCGTGATGGTGTCGGTATCCAACAACTGAGAAACAATGGCCTGTGCGGGTGAACTCATGCACTTATGTAGCGTCACCGCAGGCACTCTCTATTTGGTCCAACCACGAATCAATAACGGCCTGTTGAGCGGCCTCCTTGTTTTCCTCAAATGCCTTGCCCAAAAAGTTGTTTGCTGGAATTGATTTGCGTTTGTCACCCAACTTGCGGTTGCCCTGCTTGTGACCATAGATTAGGAACGAGGCATAAAATGCTTTGCCGGTGTAGTCTTTTGCACCCATACCGACGTTGATTTTAGTTACACCCTTGCCAGCCTTTCCCGAACGTACCTTGATAGATCGTTTGACCAATCCACTTTCAACCGGTGCCGCCGCCTTTGCCGCCTGTTGAATGATCTTTGCACCGACACGCAGGCCCTTCTTGATGATGGATCGTTGGACCTTTTTATCAAGTGCCTTTAATTTGGCCTTAGTTGCCTCGATTTGTTGTTCGGTGTTATCACTCATTTTGCCTTATTTCGGTGGATTGGGTTCGGCACAATAGAGGGTCATCATTCGGTGTTTCCAATTCTCATCGGATATGCCTTGGATCGTGAAATATCGAACCGGCGGGGCATACACATTCATTGCCGCCAGTTGATCCAATGACGACCCGGCAAGTTGATCCAACGACGAATCGGTTGCCGACAAATTGATTCCACCAACTTGAATGCGATGAGTGACCCTAATGAGGTCATTGTATCGGATGATGATTTGCAACGTCGAATTGGCGGCGGCGGCGTTGGCCTGTGTGATGTCGATGAGAGAGCCACGAAGGGGTTTAATTTGGCCCCAAAGGGTCGTTACCAACGTCCATTGCGAATAGTCTGAGGTCGAAACCTCGTTAAAAGCGTTGCGGTTCGTCGGCGGTGCAATGATGTTGAGTTGTGTTCTAATTCCCCCGGCCCTCATGTTCCTCCTTCGGTCGATTATGCAACCGGTGTTTGCCTTGCACGACGGCCATAGAATGCCTCCAGTGAGTGAGGAACCACGGCCATTGATTTATCAGAAACCGATTCACGGTTTTCATACATCGTGCCAGCGTGTGTGCGTATCGCCATGCGAATATCTGAAGGCACCGTGGTTGCATCGGGGCCTAGTCCCGCCGTATATGTCACGACTAACGGCCCGGCCCAACCTGAGGGCAAGTAAAGCAGATCGGCGTTGCCCGCCGCCTCAACAACGGCATTGGTGACGGCGATGCCGTTGTCGGTGACGGTGACCGAACCGGGAACAACCGGCCCCCGTGGCAACGGCACGACCGAATCACGCAGGCCATAGTGTGAACCTGGGAACCGGTGATGGTCGTGCCAATACGTTGCGGTGATCGTGCGATTCACCAACGACATTGCCATTGATTCCTCGGCAAAGATCGTTGCGGCGGCAATCATGTCATTGACCAATGTCGCCTCGTTTGGATCGGCGGCGGTGTCGGGGTCCAACCTCAGGAAATAAGTGAGGTCGTCAAACGTCAAGACCGGCACGTTGGGGAATGGATTTGAAATCTGATAAATCATTATTTCTTTTCGACATTGGCCTGTGCCTTTTCATCCTCACGCATCTTTGCAATTCGCTTGTCTACTTTTGCTTTGCGTTCGTTCTTTTCCTCGTCGCTCAACTTGTCGTCGAATTGGTTCGTTGGTTCGGGGTCATTCTCTAATTTTGCAATGCCCGATTTGAGGAACCCCTGCAACATTTTATCGTTGTGAATTTCGTAGGTCTTTCCGGCAATGAATACCTCACGTTCGGTTGACAACGAATGAATCATGGTGACTTTTTTCATATGGTTATGTAGTGAACGTGAAACAAAAAACCCCCGGCATATAGCCGAGGGTCTTTTGCGTACAGGAACAAAGAACTAATTAGGGAAGAACCAACGTTGCAATTGCACGAGGATCATATCCGGCGCAACAGAATGCAAAGCTATTGAATCCCTGTTGTGCAGGGCGTTCGGAATAGTTCACGTATCTGGCAACCGTCTGGTCACCGGCATAGCGAACCTTGAAACCGAGACCCGACATTACAAACCCAACAACCTGCCCGCTAGAACCACCAAGGGCATTAAGGTAGTCAGTAAAGACAACCGGGGTGCCATTGAAGAATCGAACATCGAGGTTCTGAGGGTCATTGAAAGTCAACAACGGCTGGCCGGTTGTTGAGACTAAGTTTTCCATAGCCGACAGAACCGATTTGTTGACAACAATGACCTTGCGGCTGTTGTAATATTTCGGCAATGCACGGTTGAGGGCAACAAAGTTTGCGTAGGTTACACCGCTATCGGTCGCAGCACTAATGTGAGTAGTGATGGTTGAATCGGCGGCAATCTGTGCCATTACAGCAGCCTCAAATGCCAATTCACGACCATAGATCAAAGCAGGCAGCAACTCGCTCAACATATCAAAGTCAACGGCCTGCAATTCCAGCTCGCTAATCCAGGTGGTGTCACTCTGGAAGGTCGTTGGTTTGAGGTCGATGCCAGTAATGCCCGGCGGATTTTCAGTTTCAACCGTGGCGTTTTCCGAAACGGTCGAACCTGCTGTAGGCAAGGCAATTGGGTAAGTGATTTCACGGGTCGTTGCCGTTACCAGCGGTGACATACCAACGGCGGCAAGGGCCTGCACGAGGGTGTTAGGTGCCGTTGGGGTGATGAGGTCAAGAACATCCTTAGGGTATGCGATACCGTTGGAGGTCGTTGAACTAATCGTTGCACCGGTTACGGCAAATTTCTTGCGAGGATCGCCAGCGGTTTTGCCCCAATAGTCCAATGCACTATTGAAGGTCTTTTTGCCCTCGGCGGTTTTGAAGAAATCGAGTGACTTAACCGAATTCTTGACTTCAATTTCGGTTTCCTCTTTACCGGGAACCTCAGTTGGCAGAACGATTTTCTTTTCGTCTTTAGACTTAAAGGCATCTGACGCAAAGCGGGCATTGCGTTCGTCGAGGTCTTTAATGACCTGCATACGACTAAATGCGTTATCGCTTTCGGCCTTTTCCTCATTCGTGAGGTCACGTTTTTCTTCGATAGCTTTTGAAAGCAGGGCATCCGACTTGGTTTTGAGGGAATTAAATTCCTCTCTCAATACTGAAATATCCATTGTAGTTTCCGTTGATTGTTTGTCAGTTGTGAATCTCACAACGTCCACACGTTCAACCGAAAACTCTGCTCGGTTACCTCAGTGCAAAAGTATCTAGTGCCAATCTCTTTAATTTCAATTGTGCATCTAACAATTTTGTGTAGGTTGGCACTGGTGGAAGGGCCGGTGTAGGCGGTTCCTTATGCTCAATATCCGTTGCCGTCATAGCTGGAATTGGTGTAATAGTGACCTCATCGACGGTGAACCTATTCACACTCACAACATCGAGGCCGTTGTCGGTGTCGTCACCATCGGTGATATCGTAATCCTCAAATCCATTCGCCATTGAAAACGACATACCGGCAACATCACCCCTAGCAACCCAGGCACTGACATCGTTCCCAATTTGGGTGCCGAGGTTCAAATCCAATTCGATTGGTATTCCAGTTTCATCGGGTTGACCGATGCGGAGGGATTTATTGGCCGTGGTTCCCAATGGCGTATCAAACTGATGGTGCCACAGGGCCATTACGGGTGAGGTCCAATTGATCGTTGCATTGTTGGGGATTTGAACGACATAACCGCCTCGGTCGTCTGAGGTCGTGCCGGGAACGGCGTTGTTGGCAAACACAATCGGATAACCGGTCAATGTCACAATGCCGTTGGTGCCATCACCGGCGGCAAAGGATTTGGCCTTCACTCTCAGATTGCAACGATGAGCCGAAACGATTTGACGGCCCGAAAACTTTTCACGGTTTTTCATACTCCCCCCTCATTTGCTTTTGCCTGATTTGTCAGAATTTCGCTTGCGATTGCCCCGAGGTCCGGTTCATCGTGACCGGCAATGATGCCCCGCACACCGGCGGCATATCGTTCACCCACCGCCTGGGCGGCACCATCGGTGACCGGGTGACCCATTGCCGCCAACGTGGCAAAGATCGGTGCGACGGAATCGGTTGCATATCGCTTTTGATCTTCAGCGAACACATTGCCCCAACGGGTAAGGGCCTCACGGTCGCCACCGTGGCGTTTAGAGGCCGTTTCTAGGGCCTTGGACGTTTTCGACGACACACGGGCCGAGGCATCGGCGAACAATGCGGCAAAGGCCGTGAGGTCGGGCAGCTTGCGTGATTGCTTTTGCGGTTCATCCTCTTTGCGATCAACCGCCGGTGTTGATGGATCGGTGACAGGCGGCGGGTTGTTCGTACCGCCCAATGTCGCCAGCTTGTCGGCGTTGGGGTCGGTGTCGGGTGCATAGCCCAACACGTTGCGAGCCTCGTTCGGTGTGATGATTCCCGCCGCCTTTTGGGCAATCGTGACATTGCTTTCGGTTGCCGTGTCACCACGGATAAGGGCATTGGGGTCGATATGGATTCTCAGGCCCTTTGCCAACTCTGCCGGTGCCATCAATTTTGCACTCAATTCCGATTCATCGGCCTCGATGAGGGGCCGGAACAAATCACGCACGACGGCCTGCTGCTGCTGTTCAACGGCTGCGTTGTATTTGCCCTCGGATAAATCAAACATCATCACAGGCGGCACACCGGTAATTTGTGCAATCTGTTTCGTACTCAGGGATGAAAGTTGAATCGTTTGTGATTGTTCGTTACTCAGGCCGTTGTTGGTGAAAGTTGCACCATCGCTCAGAATCAACACGTCATTATCAGCATTGGACCCGCTGAATTTAGTCCTAATTGTTCTTTCGATTTCCGTCTGCTTTTCTGGAGACAATGCTTTATCAATGTTGATGGTTCCCCGAATAACACCACCCTTAACGAGATAGCGGGTGATGAACCTATCAACGTGCCTTGCCCGTTCAAATGTCTCGGTTAAGAGTGTGATAGGATTCAATCCTTTAAGGCCGTCATAACTCAGGCCCATTAAGTGGATCATGTCGGCATATGCGACGACGTGGCAGTTGCGACCTCCGACGTAATACCACGTTGATATATTTCCATCGTCGTCAATCCACCGGAACGGCCAAACCAATTCGGGAAAGTGTTGGTGCAACTCGACAGGTCGGAATTGAGAATCACGAACAATTTCGGCATAACCGTTGCCCGTGTGCGACCGATGAAAAAACAATGAACGCCAGAAATCAAACGACGTTTGATAAGAATTCGGTTTGATGGTCAATAGACTGGTGACGGGATGATTGATATCGACGTTGTTATTTTGAATCGACCTCGGGAACGAGGCCATATTTGAGGCAATGTAATTCATTGCCCGCCAATAAGACGGGATTGTCAAAACCGAATATGAATTAACAAGTGCGTTCGGCAAGACGTTGGGAATTGAATCGATGATATTCATACCACCGATGCCCCCGATTGCCCCTCCGATGCCGTCAAAAGTCTGAAGATTGGTCGTTGCCATTGCGATATGTAGGGGTCCAACGATCAAACTACCGTGATAGTGCCTCCCCAATCTTTCGACGGTTCAATTGCGGATCGTTTGGCCTCAGTAAGTGCCGTCACCAATGCGGCAATGCCGTCAATCTTTGCCCCCCTACGGCCCTTGTAACCATCACCGCCCTTAGTCCCTCTATACCCCGGTTTCACAGGCCAATATCCGCCATGTTTACCGGGTTCTACTTCCACCACTTCTGCGTGCGCCCTCAACACGGCGTTGGCCTCTATGGTGATACTCCCCTCAGTTAATCTTCTATCCGCCTCAACACACCCAGGCGATACTGAGAACCCCTGCGCCACCGGCACACACGTCAAACCCTTTTGTTCCAACTGATAAATGACGGCATCGGCCTTATATCGGTCATATCCAACCGTGGTGATTGGGTGTCGTTGGTGAAGGTCAATGACCCATTGGGCAATACGAGCCTGCACCGCCGGTGTGATCGTCGTTTCATCCAACAACGTGATTGCACCCAATGCCGCCCATTCGTAATACTGGTGACCCTCAGATTTTTGGTACTTGTCCGCCGTTGCCCGTGGCAACCAAAAATGGGATTGAATGTAAACCCGGTCACTTGACCAATAGACGGCAACGGCGCAGCACAGGTCATCACCCTGAGATAGATCGAGGGCAACGGTGAGGGTCAACCCTTTGACGGACTCAGGATCAACCGGCCCGGTGTTGGCGTCCCATTTCTTTAAGTCAAGCCATTTCGTTGTTGCTTGAACGTGTTGCCCCAAATATAGCTGCCGCCATTCTCTCTCCTGCTCAGGTAAACCCTTCCGGCGTTCCCATTCCTTTTGCAAGGCATCTTCCGTGATTGTTACTCCAATCATCGGGTTGGCCTTACGCCATGTTGCAGGATCGTCTATAGGATCGTCCGGGGCAGCTTGCCAAAGGATCGGGTACAAACCGGGGTCAACTCGCTTGCCGCTGAGAACATCTTCAGCCTCGGCTTGCATGATGCCGTAAAGACCGTCACGGGTTGTGCCGGTGTTGGTCGCAATCCATGTTAGGGGTTCGGGCCGTTTGATAGTTCTACTTTGTAGGTCGTTGAATGCCTCGGCATTTTTGTTTTGGTGACATTCTTCAAATATGATTACACCGGCAGCGGCACCGGCCTTCGGACCTTTGCCCGAAACAATGTCCCAAATGGTGCCGGTCAATTTGTTTTTGATCGAATATTGGTTGATCTTAGTTCGATTGAACAATGCCGGTGAGGCTCGAATCATTTCCTTTGCCGGTTCAAAAGTCACCCGGTTTGATTGGGCATAGTCGGAGGCAAGGCAAAAAATTTGGTTGCCCGGTTCTGAGCCTAAATAAAATTCATATAAAGCCGCAATCACAAGGATCGGGCTTTTGCCGCAACCGATTGAACCGTTCCAGAATACACGTTTTATGCGACGTAATTTTGTCTCACGATGTTTGTAGCCCCACACATCCCTGAGGATTCGTTTCTGTATCTCCGTTAATTCAAAAGGCTGCCCCTTCTTTCGCCCCCGTGTGAACTTTATATATTTGGCGACAAATTTGATCGGACGTTCGGCGGCATCGGCATCGTAGTAATAGGTTTCATCCTCGGTGAGGTCCAACATTCCCGAGACATAAGGCCGCTGGGGTTCGGGTTCGGTTTCCTGAGCCGTTAAGATGTTGTGACAACTCACACACACCGGCATGAGGTTCGATTGATCGGTCTTTTCGTATTCGTCGCATTGCGCAAGGGGTTTTATATGATGCACATGCACGGCCCAGGTGTTTTGGCACCGACGGCACGTTGGCGAAATCGAAAGTGCCTCGGCACGGGCTAATTGCCATGCCTTAGAATTGTAAAATGCCTTTGCCTCAGGGTTCCTTAGATGTTGATCGTAAAAGCTATTCTTGCGAGCGGTGACCTGGGGTTGATGTTTTGAACACCAACCGGATTTAGTGAGTAATTCGGGGCAACCTGAGTGACGGCAGTGAAAACTTGGCACCCCTTATGTAGGTGACTACATACCGATATGCGTTTAGTCGAAATCATTGACCTATGGGAATCTAGTCGAAATGTACCTTACACAATTGAGACGACCTGCCCAACAAGTGTAAGGCTCCGATGTTGTTGCCATCGTGTTGCCATCGTGTTGCCATCGGTTCGATTTGGAACATCTTAGATAAGGTTGTTGACCGTTCTTAAACTTCCAATTCTTCCGGTTCGTCGGCGGTGAGGTCAAACCCCCTTGCATTTGGTGTGAGGCCCAAATCGGCTAATGTTCCCCTGAGCATCTTTGTCGTTTCGCCCCAATTCTTATACCAAGGTGACGGCCCCATTACGCCGTTACTATATTCCATCGTCTGCCCGTCACTCAAAACCCGTTGATATGCCTCACGGTTGATTTGCCACGTCTGGCAATGTTGAACCATGATTGCACGGTCGGCATTGTTGAGCCGTCCGAGGTCGGTTAGTTCCTGAGTGATTCGTTGCCATTCTTTCAGGGACTCACCCTTTAGGATCGTTGGAGGTTTAATGTTGTTAGTTGGCATTGTCTACTAAATCAATTGATGCCTTAGAATTCCACGAAGACCATGTGATTTCTTTGTCTGCTGGCATTCTGGCATACAGCATTTCACACGGCGTTGTCACTTCACACGCTACGCACCCCCTATCGTAAGACATTAGAAGGCCGTGCTTCTCAACTAATGCCTTGTAGTCTTCCCAAAATGCTTTCAACTCATCCCGTGTTGGTGGTTTTACAGTTTGTTCCATAATGTTATTTAGTAACGGGGTCGTCGGATCGTTTCAAAAAAAATGCGCAACTTGGGGGGCGGGCTGGCGACGACCTGCCATTTTGTCACAGACCCCACCCCGCCATTGTGTCGCCCTTTACGTGCCAAATGTTGCATAGTTCCAGACATATGATTGACCTGTTAAGAACGTCGTCGTTCCTGAGTGCAATGCCACACCTGTTGTTGATGAGGTAACATAGGCACCAATATAGTTTGCCGCCGTGAGGTTGCCGGGCGACAACATCGCAATCGATGCGTTGTTGTAAGGTGTTGCAAAGGTCAACACCGCAACCACGGTGTTAGTTGTGATAGTTCCGCTTGCGGTCATTGTAATAGAACCGACTAAGTCACTACCTGAGTTGGTCACCGTGCCGGTTGTGCCTGCACCATTTGCGGCGGCAAGGGTCGGTGTTGCTGCCGCATTACCAATGTGACCATTGACAACTAAGTTACCGCCTTCGATGACTAAGTTACCGGCACCGATGTTGACGGCCTGACAAGCGAGAATGCCATTCACTTGCAAGCTACATTCGGTGTCATTAAAACCCTGCACGATTACAGAAGTGATATCTTCGTTGTTGGTCAATAGAACCTGAGCATTGCTAGGGCCTTGAATTCCAGATGTCTGAATGATCGCAGGCGGATTCTCTAATGAATTTAGACGTGACCCAATTGCCGTGAAATTGTTGTTGAGAAACACACCGCCGGTTGATGTTGGTGGTGGTGTGATTACAGATAACCCGTTTACTGTTGTTGTCGTTGCACTCATTATGTTCCTCAATTCAGAATGTCACTATTCACACCCGCAACGACAGTTCCTGCCGTTCCACTCACACTATTTGAACCCGCAATGACCGTTTGTTGATCGTAGAATTTGCCTTCTTGCAATTTGACGTGTGACACCAAATCGGCGGCAAGTAATGCGTGTCCCTCAGTGTTTGGATGGACCTGCAACCCTGCGGCGGTCGTGCTGTATTGCGTTGTCGTCGATGTTAGGAAACCATAGTTTCGAGACGACAAATCGTAATAGCTGGTTTTATCATCGCCAGAAAAGGCCGTTTTGTACGCATTGAAACCGTTTAGAATTGCCGTGTTTACTGTGGTCACATTGTCAGAACACAAAATCGTGTTGTCACTTGGCGATGCCCAAACGATGAGCGTATTTGCACCAACTTTATTGCGAATAGTCGTGAGCATCGACGTTACATCATTCGCTAATGTCGTTGCACTTGCACCACCGTCATTAGTGCCATGACAAATCAAAACATAGTCGGGTGTGCCGAAATTCCTGGCATTCACCGAATCATACATCGTGAAAGTGTTGATAAATGATGGTGCAGGATTTGGTGACGATGCCGATTTCTGTACGCCTTGCCCTGAGTATGCAACGATTCCAGTTTCGGCGTTTAATCCGTGTCCAACCAATGCCGCAAAACTCAACTGACAAGCATTACCGCCAAGTGACGTGCAATTGTAACCTCGGGTGATAGAGTCACCGAAAATCAATGCCTTCTTAGGCCGAATGGTTGCGTTGCCAGTTGGTGCGACGAATCCTGCACCTGCACCGTAATCGGTTTGAATGCCGCTGATCCTCACACCGTCAAAACTAGTTCCAATATTCCAAGTGTTATTCTCGGCATTTGGTTCAAAACGAATTTCGGCATTGTGACCGAACACCGGCGCACCACCGGTGATGTAATACATTCCTGAGGTCGTCAATTGCGTCTTTACCCAAGGGCCATTATCCAAGCTCGACAGAATCCACGGATAAGACGAATCACCAATCGGTGAAACATCGACATTGATTCCAATTGTCGTGCCGGTTGTCCCTACTTTGATGCCGTTGCCCGTGTGCATCCATTCAAGACTTGTACCTGGGTTGATGTAGTGACCCGGTGTGAGTCCGAGGCCGATGCTATCTGGCGGCAACACGTTCGTTGCGGCACCCTGATAAACGAAAAGGTTCTTAATTTGGATTCCGGCGGTATCGGTGGAATTGCTTCCGCCGAGCGGACCCGATTCAATCGTGACGAAATTACCGAACGTCAAACCGCTGGGATATGACATCGATGCCTGCGGTGAACCGTTGATGGTGTATGAAATCGTTGATGATGAGACGAAGAATTCAAAATGGTATATCGTTGGTGCGCTCGAATTGCCCGAGGTCAAGTTCAAACTCTGCGTGTGCAAATTTCCAACCGTATCCATTCTGTAAAGAACGATTGACCCGTTTTCAGTGTATCGCAATTCAACACCGCCAGTATAAGGATTGCCAGCGGTCGCAGAACCAATCACGATTCCCATATATCCGCCAAGTTGTGACGGCACTTGTATATCGAAACTAACGACCGTACCTGCCGACGATGTTGTTGCCGGAACGGCAATATATGCCTGTGTTCCTGAGTTGTTTCGCAACCAACCCGAGGGCGTAATCGTGTATGCACCCTGAGTAACGGTGTAATTAGAATTATATGCGGTAAGGTTAAGATCGGCACCGGTTGCGTTGTTGAATAAGTCAGAAAAGATCAGTGATGACATTAGGCCCCTTTGGTAATTGTTTCTTTCGTGGTCGTTTCACCACGGGTTTATCTAGGGGCCTGAGATAGTGTTTTCGTGGCATCGGACCTTCACCGCAATAATGCCTTGCGACGTTCCTGAGGTAATCCAACCATTCGGCGGCATACATTGGATTCAATCCCAATCGCTTGCCGATTATTGAGACTTTGACCTTGTGCCGGTTGCGGGTGTAGTTGCTGGAATCACAAAGCAGGTCAATGATGCGTGACAAATCGGGGTCGGTTCTCAGGAGGTCTATGACCTCATCACTGTCGATTGCTGGTGCCATTCATTAGTTGAGTTGGGCCTCGTTGATTCTTTGCCGTGCAATCTCAAAATAATCCTCATCCTTTTCGATGCCGATGAATTTGCGACCGGTTCGCACGGCGGCAACACCGGTTGTGCCTGAGCCTAAACAGCAATCCAACACCGTATCACCGGGGTTGGAATAGGTTCGGATTATCCATTCCGCCAGTGCAACCGGTTTTTGTGTTGGGTGTTGTTTCGTGCTTTGACGTTCTGAGGGAACACGCACGATTGACCTGGGGTAATATTCGGTAGTGTAGGTTGATGGTGTGTTTTTGTAAGGGCCATAACAATCGGACAACGTTCTGCCGCCGCCTTTGTTGTGCCTTTTCCCTTGCACCATTTGAGGGTTGTATGTTGACCTGCGGATCGGGCTAAAGATCAAAAGTGATTCGTGATTCCTGAGCGGTTTTCTTTTGCAATCCAAATGCCCGGTTGTGCCGACTTTGTCCCAAATTAGATCGTACAAAAACCATTTGGGATTTGAGTTGTACAGCGTGGCCGTGAACGGCATTGCACTATTTAGGACGATGCAACCCCTCGGGTGAATGATCCTGCGGAATTGTTCCCAAAGTGGCGCAAAGGGTATCAAATTATCCCAACCGCACTTTGTTACAGCAAAAGGCAAATCGGTTGCAATTAAATGGCAACTGGCATCGGGCAAGGTTGGTAGAATGTTGAGGCAATCGCCATGATGTAAGTCTATCACGGACGTATGTAGGTGACCTTTTCAGTTTCTGGCGGTTCCCCGTTTTGCCCGCTTCTCAATCCTTCCAATTCTGGCGGTGAGGTCTTCCAACACTGGCAGAAAATATTTTTCTAGTCCCTCGATTAAATGGTTGAGCCGTCTATCAACCATGTCATTGACTTCGTTCTGGAATTCGTTGTGCCGCCCAATTGTTTCCCAGATAGCTGTTCGCTCTGTGTTTAATTCCTTTTTCAGCATTTTGACAAGTTCAAAGTTGTTGGAAATCGCACCATTCATGTTCTTAAGTTGATCCATGCCAATATGTAGGTGCCTCACTCTAAATATTGGGTGAGAACATGGCGGAACTATAGTTGCCCTCAGTGTGGGGCCGTTCGGGTGATGGTGAATAAGACCCAGCACGAAGGCCGGTTGTGCCGGAAGTGTTCAATGGTCAACCGGCATGGTTCGGGTTCCAAATATGTTTCCCGCCTGAGGTTTCAAACATGGCGGGTCAATGCTGGCAAACGGGGTTTAGTTTGGCAAATCACCGAGGCCGACATAGATGCCCTTTGGGAGGCTCAGGGAGGCCGTTGCCGGTTCACGGGGTTGCAGTTGGGTGACGATGCAAGTTTGGATCGGATCGACAACGACCTCGGCTATTTCGTTGGCAATGTCCAGTTGGTAGGCCGGGCGTTGAACATGGCAAAGGGGTCAATGACCGATGAACAATTCATTGAACTATGCCGGGCCGTAGTTGCGAACCAATAAAAAAGCCCGGCGGTGAAGGTAAAAACACCGCCGGGCCTAAGTTGGTTCCCACCGTCCAAGGAGGTAACAACTCCTTATTATAGTGCCGCCATTCTTTTTTTTCGATCCTCAATTGCCGCACGTTCTTTTAGTCCAGCGTCAATAGCCCGTGCTGCATCGTCACGGCGTGCGGCAAACCGTTTGACCCAGCTTCTACTTTTGCCCAAACGGTAGAGTGCGGCACGTTGGGCCGTGGTTGAGGCCGTTGCAACGGCATAGTCGGCATTCAATTCGGTGAGGTCTAGGGGTGCCGTTTCCATGTTTTAATGTAGTGGTTCAAGTTTGAATTGCGTTGCAGATTAATAACGGGAAGTGGCGTAAGTGGGCAAAGTGGCGTGAAATCTGAACATTTCCCCCGCTCACGTTTGCCGTTCCCCTTATTAATAAATTACTTTCCATCAACAGATGAAGATTTCAGGGTTGCCACTATGCCCACTTGATGAGCGGGGGAAATGTTCAGATTTCACGCCACTTTGCCCACTTATGCCACTTCTCGTTATTAATTATGCCTTTTTGACCCCGTTAAGGGCATAAATGGAAGTGGGATAGAAACGGGTCTTGCCCACTTCTATCCCACTTATGCCACTTCTATCCCACTTCCGATTATTAATTCGGGTAGTTCGGAACACACGATTTCAACTCCGTGAAAAATTCAGATACCGGGATTTCCGTCCCCGGTATGGTTGTGAGTTTTGGGCAGTTGCGGATTGCTTCTATCCGGATCATTTTCCGACCGTCCAGTGTTCTTTCGGTGATATCCCATTTCCACGCTTTGCGTAAAGCGGGTGCGAACCGTCTGAGTTGTCCAGCGGTTGCCCGTGCCGTCTGAGGCAGTTTTTTCAATTTCTCATGGTCCCCATTACATGCACCGGTTAATAGATGGTGTAAATTACCCGCCGTTAATTCCAACGTACCCTTGGCATCGGCAAGTTCAACCCTGAGTAATTCGAGCAGCAAGCTATCGTCCAATGACTCAGTTTGATTGGTTTCCTCAACCGCCCGGTGAACGTTGTAGAACGTGAGGTCACCCATACAGGCCGTGACCCAACGAATGGAATCGGCCATCCGGCCCAAGGTCGGCAATTCGACCTCATCGGACCCGAGGCCCCTAACCATTAGGTCAAGTAACGCACCAAACATGCGGGGTAATTCCTCATCGAATGCCGCAAATAGAACCTTTTCCTCCATCCGGTGTTCGATTACCGGTTGCCTCACAATGATCGACCGTGATGCCAAATCCTGGGCCGTAATGACCTCAGGAATGGAATTGCACAATACCGGTGAACATATAGCCAACGTCATCATTTCGTCGTTGGAATATAGTTTCCGTGTTTTAATGCCGCCGCCAGTTGAGGCCCTGCATAGCACGTCGGAAAACTCACTGTCAATATAACTCACATTGTCATAGGCCAAGATATGTTCGTGTTGCGCCTGCACCCCGAGGTCATGTTCACTTTTAGGTTTGCCACTTAATTCACCGACCAACACCGGATCGACAATGCGGCGGATGAATCGGCACACGATTGATTTGCCAGAACCCTGTTCACCGATGAGTGAGGTACAGAAATATGGGCCAAACCCTTTACACGCATCTAAGATTGCACCGGTGATGAGTGTGAACCCCTCATCGGTGCATGAACAAAATTCTTTCAACCTTTTCATTGACCCGCCAGCAACGGGCAAAGGCAATTCTTTCATTGTTGCTGAGTGCCTGAATTTTACGGGTGCCGGTGCCATTGGTAGTATTCGCCAACCCTCACGGGAAATCTCAACAACCGACCAATCGGCCCTGCCGAGGTCGCAATAGATGCGGTCACCGAATCTAGTCCAACGGTTGGACGTGGTATATTTTGTATACTTCCTGGCATTGAATGATAGAATTTCACAGGTCGATCTAAGTGCCTTATCATTCGCTACCATTCCAGTTGTTTCGAAATAAACACCGCTGAGATATTCACGAAAATCATGCCGTGATATCGGTCGATTTTCAAAGTGGTCACCGACTTCGATAGTTGCCCATGCGACACCGCCCTCGGTCCAAAGTTCGGCATTCAAACCTATCTTAACCAAATCCTCGGCGGTTGTTGGTTTCTTTTTCTTACCGATTCCGTTGCTGTTGTTGTCCGGTGCCTCAACCTCAGAATACTCAATATCAATAGCTGCTGCTGCGTCCGACATATTTTCAAAATTACTCACGACAACCCCCCGATTACTTTTTCAATTTCCTCACTTCTATCAATTACGCACCCATATCCCCTCGATGCCAACCTAGCTGCGGCAAGTCCAAAATCACCGCCGCACCTGAGCAGGGCAAATGCCGCAAATTTCGAGTAGTTGCCCCCCTGTTCAAACGGCGGTGCCGACGACGTGAAAACGTGTAGGTTGTTTTTGTCACCGTGAACCGATGCCGATATGCCGTCCGACGTGTCTTTACCGGGTCGTGTCCACCCGTCCCGTGTCTCAACCCAACCGAACGGTTCTAATACCTCGGCCCAGGTCACCGCCTGTTCATAATCGTCACCGGGTCGATAACCGGTTGGGAATTGTTCACGATCATTGGTTGCCCGTGCGGTGCGGATTGCCACCGGTTGCCTGTATTTGTCCCTTTGCCGTGCGTGTTCGAGAAACACGGCCCGAACCTCAGGTGTGATGGTTGGCACGTCTAGCAATGACCCCTGCGTGAGGCGGTAAGACCGTCCGCTTTTGTGTGTGTCATCGGGTGAACCGGGTGCGACGAACAATCCACCCTCGCCTCGTGTTTCGATGAGACTTTCACCGGCACTATTGCGGGCAAATTTCTGGTTCCCTTCAATGACCTCACACCGCCAAACGACGTGCCTGCCGCCTGAGGGTGTTGCAATAATGGGTAAGGTCCATGCGACCTTATCTGCCATAGGCGGCAAGTTGAACCGCCAGAAACGATAATCCATTGACTCTGGGGCGGTGCTACGGTTGTCAAAATCTAACACTTCCAGATTGCCGGATCGTTCACCGCACAAAATAGCGATGCCGCAAGGCCCATCTTCGTGCCGCCAGAAATTGGCCCACTCATATTCAGGCACCCCGCCCCGTGACCACTTCCACAGGCCCTTGGTGTCTTTACTTTTCTTTCGGATCGGCACACAGGCCAAACCCGCTTTGGTATATTCCCTCACCCATTGTGCCGGATTCCTTTTTGAATTCGGTTCCTCACATACTACAATATTCATGTTAATCCTTATTGGTGTCGGGCGTGGCAGCCCGGTTCCTTTTCTTGAACTACACCCCGGCACACACCGGGGTGTTTTTAATTAAACACGACCGATTCATTACTTCCAATTTCATTTCGCTTTGTCCTTTTTCAGTTTGATACCCATAGATCGCAATTTCTTCTTCACTTCCGCAACCTCAGCGGGTGAATAACCTTTGCGGATGCCGTCACCAGTTTGCGGCACCGCAACTAACCCCAACCGTCTGAGTCTGTAATACACCGTCGTGGGTATTCCTAATTCTTTCAATAATTCAACTACAGTCAT